TAAAGTTAGAGGAGCTGGGCATACTAAAAGTTATTAAAAAAAAAGTTGGAGAGAATGTAAGATTGGAGAAATCTGAGAATGTAAAATAATGTAAAAAATTTAAAAAAAGATTCTCAAAATTAATTTTTTTGGACATTTTAAAAATGTCCGTTTTTTATTTTTTCTAGAAAAGTTTTTGAAAAAAAGTTACATAAGTTACATATTTACTACATTATTGTAGAAGAAAAGGTTGTAATACTAAAAAAAAGTCACCTACAACGATTTTTTTATGATTTTGAAAATAAACTAATTTAGGGGTTTTTTTATATACCATTACAATAAATATATATGATATACAAAAAAACCCCAAAAACCCCCAAATATAAATTTTATTGTGAACCTTGCTCCTTCCGATGTAATAATAAAAAAGATTTTAATCGTCATTTAAACACTACAAAACATAAAAAAGGTATAACATGGATAAATGGTATAAAATCTGAAAAAAATAATTTTTTTAAATGTGAAATATGTAACAAAATTTATAAGCATAAATCAGGTCTTTATAGACATAAAAAAAATTGTATTAAAACAGTCAGTCAGTTATCCAAAATTATCCAAAATTATCCAACTATTATCCAAAATAATTTTGTATGTAAATGCGGCAAATCTTATAAATATGCTTCTGGATTATCAAAACATAAATCAAAATGCGACTATTTAGAATATGAAAATGGAAATAATAATAATGATGCTAATGATATTATACCAACTAATAATGTAGAAATTTTATTAAAAGCTTTAATAAAAAAAAATGATTCAATTATTGAAGAAAATAAAGAACTGCGTAATGAAATTAAACATCTTAAATTAGGTAATACAATGATTAATAGTAATAATAATAATAGTTTTAATATCAATATGTTTTTAAATGAAAAGTGTAAAAATGCGATGAACCTTGAGGATTTTGTGGAAAAGATAAAATTAACATTGGAAGATCTTAATTTTACAAAAGAAAACGGGTACGCAAATGGTATTTCTAACATTTTTATAAAAAACTTAAATGATATGGATGTTACTGAACGTCCAATACACTGTTCAGATCAAAAAAGATTACAATTCTATGTAAAAAATGATAATGAATGGACGAAAGATAAAAACAATGAGAAAATAGATAATACAATAAAAAAAGTAAGTAAAAAACAATTAAAATCTATACAAGAATGGGTTGATGCAAATCCAGATTATTTAGATTCTGATGCAAAAACTGAAGAATATTTTACACTTGTTAGAAGTATTACTCAACCAAATGATAATAAAAATCTTAGAAACATTAAAAAAAAAGTTGGAGAGAATGTGAAAATAGACAAATAAAAATATATATTTTGTAATATAGTTTTATTTAAGTAAACAGTTAAGTTTAGTATATAAGATTAATGGCCGCTATTATATACCTCCATCTCATCCTTGTAGCGCTCGCGGTCTTTCTCTGCAAGCTTCTCATAAGGTTTTTTATCCTTAGAGGATAACTTCTTCCAAAGGGCACCTAGTTCCTTAGATACATCAGCCATACTTGCCTTTCCATCCTTAGACTTTTTGTTAAGCTTCTTAGTAACCTTTTCACGCATAGCATTTGCAAAATACATGTAAGATGACTTAGCACGCTTAGGCTTATTAGGATCCTTGAGCTTTTTCATCTTCATCTGCTCGCCTAGATGCTTAGATACCATTGCATCTACCTGGTCGGTATGTCCTAGCTCAATGCATAGGCTAGTAATGAGGTTCTTATGAGACTCATACCAGAGGTGATTAAGTGCTGAAGTGTCGTTATGAAATCGTGTATTGCTTGCCATCTTGAGTATTATGTTTATAATTTAAAGGCTTTTTATTAAATCAATTTTTTTAAAAATATATTAAATACTTTTTGAAAGTTTTTGATATTAAAATATTTTAAAAGAAACATTTAAATATTTATAAATGTATTTAAACAATACAATGCCTGGACAATGGCATAATGATATGGAAGATTTATTTCCTGCAGATATGAAAGAAGTTAAATTTTTTTGTTCTGGTAGAAAAGGGAAAAATAATACTTGTAGAAGAGCAGATATTCTTCTTAATGATAAAAGAACACTTGAAATACAACATTCATATATTTCTGAAAATGAAATAATAAAACGATTTAACGACTGGAATAAATTTGGAAAAGAAATTATATGGTTTGTTGATGGAAATACAGATGATATTAAATGTGAAAAAATATCATCTAGTAATTATTTAATTATATTTAATAAATCGTGGAAGTACAATTCTTTTATAAAATCATATGATAACATTTTACTTGATATTAATAAAAATATTTTTAAGATTGAATTAAAAAAAATAAAATGTAAAATGATTTGTGTATCAAAACCATTGTCTATTTTCGATGTAATACATAATTTAAAAAATAATCCAGAAAATATATGGGATAAATGGGATGATACAAATGTAATTAAACCAACATTAAAAATTTATCAACAGGGCGCAGGCAATGGAAAAACATACGGTATTTGGAAGAATATATGTGAAAATATTGATAAAGAAATATACATTATTGTAACAAAACAGCATTCCGCTAAAAATGTTATTTACGATGAATTAACTGATCAGACAAAAAGAGAAGAGTTTCATATAGAAAATTTAACAGAGAGAAATGAACATAATAATGATACACATTATTGCATTAAATACATACATAAAAAATCTAAAAGAGAATGTCGTGTTTTAATTGGTACAATAGACTCTTTTTGTTATAATTTATCAAGAAGTGATAATTCATCTACAAATCCTTTTGAAGGAATAATAAATAATATTCATAAAAATGGATTATCAAAAGTATCTCGTTATGGAAATATGAACTTTGCAGGTCAAAATTTTTTTATAAATGCAAAAAGTGAGATATGGATTGACGAAGTTCAAGATTTACCAATTTCATATTTATATGCTTTTACACGTTTAATATTAGAAACTAATTGTGATGTTCACATTGTAGGTGACAGACTACAATCACTTGAATATCCACAAAATTTTTTAACTGAAATAATTAATGAAAATTTACCAAATATTAATATTGTTATTGAAACAGAAAAGAATGATAATAGAAGAATAAAAGTAAAAGGAATTCATAATAAAATTAATGAAATTATTAATTTTAAAAAATATAATTTGAAAGAGATTAGTTGCAATGAAAGCAAATTAACCGAAATAAAAGAAGAAGAAGACGCTTTTGAAATAATAAACTCTCCTGTGATTTATGCTAATGATAAAGACGAAGACAAGATTGGAAAGTTTATTGAAATCTTAATAGATAAAGTTGATAAACAAGTAATGTTATATTTTTATACACCAAATCATTTTATGTTTATATTTCCTATTATGAAATCAAATATTCTTGCTATTGAACTTCAAACAAAATTACAAGAATATTGGTTAGAAAAGTTCAATGATAAAAATTATGTAAAAAATATCAAAGATGATTATTGGAAAAAATATAACCATTCTGAGTATACTCAGTATGTTCATTTACATAAACATACGGAAGGAACTGTTATTAATACAAATGATTCTATTCATTCTACAAGACTAATGTCTATCCGCACATCTAAAGGTGATGGACGACCTGTTGTTTTTATTTTGGGAATAACTGAAAGTTCATTGAAAATTTTAAGTAATAATGAAATTGATATTGTGTATGAATCATATTTACATGTAGCTCCAACACGTGCAAAAAATAAAATCTATTTTGGTTTAGTTCAGAATAATGATGATATACATAGACGATTTTCAAAAATTAGCAAAGTTGAATATTTGCCCCCAATAAAAAAAAATATACAAATTGAAAAATTATTAGAGCAGTCATTAGATAAAAAAAGATTGAAAAATATACTATTAGAAAATAATGTTAGTATAAAATCTTATTTAGAAGACCATTCAAATAATAAAATTTCTATAAGAAAACAAGTTGATTGGGGTTATCATTGTATTAAATATGCATCATATTTATATAAAATTATTTTTAATATTATAGAAAAATGTAAAGATAACTCAAATTATAAAGAAACACAATTATTTGTTGTTATGCAAAAAATATCAAATTTAAAAATAAGAAGGAAATCATCAAAGGAATTTTGGGATTATTTAAAAAAAAAACAATACAAAAAAGGTGGAATGCAAATGAAGGAAATACCTATTTGCGTTTTAAATAATCAACATAATTGGAAAAAATATATTGAAATTATTGAAAATTCTATGAAAGCCATACAAAAAAAAATTAAACAAAATGAAATTTCAAAATTAAATGTTTATCAAAGTATTGTTTTAATTTTCATGATTGATATATTTCAAAATCAACAGTATGCTGATATTATCAGTCCAATGGAATTATATAATATAACACATTTTTTTTATGATAATCCAAACAATACAAAAGAAAAAGATTTATTAGAACAAATAGAAAATATTAATAGTATGGTTTCTGATACTTTTATAAATATTGGATATAACTTTAAATGGAATATATTTAAACGTATACAATTAAAAAGTGAAGATAAAATAACTGTAAGTAAATTACAATTCCCAATAGTAGGATTTAATAAAAATAAAGTAATCCATATTATGTTGAAATCTAGTTTAAATAAATTAAACTTTTGGGATATAATGGTACAATGTTTAATGGAAAGGTTTTTAATATATAATCCAAACGGAGATAAGGATATTGAAAAGTATAAAAATAAAGAAGTTGAAACAATCATTTTTATTCTTGATGAAGGAAAACATATAAAAATTAAATGGACGTGGGATAAAGATTTATATAACAATATTATATTAGAATTAAAAAAATCAATAGAAAAATATTATTCTAATTATAATAAAGATATTTATAATTATTTTCTACAAATTAAATCCAGTGATAATAATGGTAAATATTGGGGGAAAGGAACCAAGTTTAAAACACCATTTTTATATATTAGTAAAATAACAGAAAAAAAATATTATCCTTTTTATATTTACAATTTATTTAAAGAATTTAATGATAAATGGGAAAAAGGTGAAAAAGAAGAAATAAAAAAATCATATGAAACATTTGAAAATTTTAATGAGATAATTAATATAAAACTAAATGAAACATTAAATACAAATTTTCCAAAAATAATTATGGATGATGTAGATGATGATTTTTAATAAATAATATAAAAGTATTTTTATAGGATATTTATAATATGGAAACTAATATGAAAATTACAGAATTACAAGCTACTAGTAATAGAATTAATTTATTAATAGATCAATTAAAATCTGAATTAGTAGAACAGGAAAGAAACAAAGATTCGCAACTAAAAAATTTAAAAAAAATGATAAATGATTATTCAAATGAAAATGTTTTACAGTTTTCATCATCATATAATGTTATAAGATTGAAATCTATTATACACAATCTATTTGAAATAATTCACCGACAAGACAAAAGAATTAGTGAATTGGAGAGAAAATAAAAAATAATAATTAATTTTTATTTATTAAATATTATTTATTGAATTAATAGTTTGATATTTTATTTCTTTACTTTAATATTAACTTTAATTTTTTTTATCTTTTTAACTTTTTTAACTTTTTTAACTTTTTTACTCTTAGTTGATTTGCCTTCGACACCTTCCTTTCTCATCATACGATTTCTACGGTATGTATTATAGTTTTCAATAAGATTATCCAATTCACTAGACCACATAGTTTCAGTGCTTGTATTTTTGAGTGTCTCAAGTTCTTTTTTCTTATCATCGCGTTTATTGCGTAGTTTTTCTATATTCTCTTCTTCTACTTGTTCCATACGCATTGTCCTAAGATATTTAAATTCTTCATCTCCATCTAGCATATCATATTCTCTATTTTTCAACATATCAATTACCTGTTGTTTTTTCTTACGACGTAGATCAATAATGTCTTCACATTGCTCTTC